CATTACAACAACTGCTGACTATTGGTTGTTCTATGATGACCACGTGTTTGTGCTAATCAAGCCTATGAGTATTGTGAATTGCATATTTCAAGAGAAGTTAACCTTTGTGGAGTTTGTGGGGAGCGGTGATAGATCCCGCAAGAAAGCATTCTTAGTGCCAAAGCATTTGTTATTTCAACACGGCAAACAACTGGGGGAATGATGACAACATTTACAACTGAAGATCGTTTAAACGCAGAGACTTTACGAGATCTCTTTCTAAGCACCTCAAGAAAAGTTTCTAGGAAAGATTTGCTTAAATCTAGCCCTAGCAACACCCCCTACATGACTTCTACTGGAATTCAGATAGGGAAGTATTATCAACCGCCCAAGTATGTGGAGGAAGATAGCGATATGTTAAGGCTACAGACTTACCTTATTGGTGATCCCGCTATGCTTAAACGACAGTATTGGACTTGGATTGTTTACAAAGTGTTGCTTGTTTGTGTATTGCTTATTATTTTATTGGTGAACAAATGATTACTATATTAGTCACTACTTTTGCCCTTATAGGGTTTGCCATAACTTGTTTTTTTCTTTATGTTTTATTTATTATCTATTGCGAGGATTAAATGGAAAGAGAACCGATACCTTTTGGCGGTTGGATGCAACATAGTGACGATACTGTTACTGAAATGAAAGCCAAGCACGACCCTGTTAACCACCCTAGGCACTACACTACCCACCCATCGGGGGTAGAGTGCATTCAGATTACCGAACACATGGGGTTCAATCTTGGTAACGCTATGAAATACATATGGCGGGCAGACGAGAAAGATAATGCGGTAGAAGATTTGCGCAAGGCGGTTTGGTATGTCCAGCGTGAGATAGCTAAACGCATTAAGTAACGTTTAAACATGACGACCAAAAATGAAAAAGATCACTTTAGAAAACTTGCAGAATTCGGGTGTGCGCTCTGCTACACGCTTGGCTACGAGGGGACTCCAGCGGAAATTCATCACATTAGGAGAGGTGGCATACGAAGCAAGTCTCCTGTTATCCCGCTCTGCACCGAGCATCATCGGGGAAATTCCAGTATTCACGGATTGGGTCGAAAGTTGTTTGAGCGAACCTTTAAAACGACAGAAGAGGAACTCTTGGAAATGGTATCAGCCAGGTTCCCTCCACCAAATTTATAAGGAAAGATGATGAATATCAAACAAGAATTAAAGAAAAACATTAGATGGATTGCTCTTAAATCAGGCAAAACTAATAAACAAGTCATGGATGATATGAAAAAGTTTGAAAAAATTCTTTTTGGGAACGATAGAAAGGCAAAAGAAAAATGAATTATCCAAAAGATCAGTATGAAATGAGTCAAACAAAAGTGGCAGAAACAATGTTTCTTGGCAAGAATACTGTTAGTAACATTGAAAAACGGGCATTGGAAAAGATGCGAATGATACTGGAAGAGCGTGGTATATCAGCTAAAGATATATTGGGGGACTAAATGAACGCAAATGAAATCAAAGTACTAGAGGATGCTTTAAAAGTAATTGAACAATTACAAGCTGAAATAGAGTATTGGAAAGATAAGTTTAACAAGGCTATGGAGTTACAAGAAGTAAAGCCAGCAAAGTATTCAGATGCTTGGTGGAAAGAAGTAGAAGAATTTAATAAACAGTTAAGGGAACACAAAAAATGATTGAAACGATAGTAAAACCGCAACCCCTAGATAACGACATTGCGGTAATGAAGATTCTTCAGCTGCTGGGGCAGCTAAGTTTAAACGACATACAATATATTTTAAAGGTTACTTTACAAGTCTATGGAAAGGTGCAAAAACATGACGTGGAATCTACGATTAGTTGAGATGGTGGAAGAAGATTGTGCAGATGATCTTTATATTGAGATCAGGGAGGTTTTCTACGATAACTTAGGGAAGCCACTAGGTCATACAAGAGCCACGTCTGGTGGAGAAAATATAGAAGAGATTAGGCGGTATTTAACATGGTCATTAGAAGCTTTAGATAAACCAGTATTAACTTTTGGAGAGAGCAATGGAAATATCAGTCAAGATAATTAAGGAGAATAAAGATGGTTCAGCCAACGCTGAGGTTAACTTTGATAAGGAAGGGCTTGAAGTCCTTGTCCAATGGGGGATCATTGCTATGCTTACCAAAGCAATTGATGAGTACAAAGTTAGACCCGATGAAGATAGCGCATCTATTATTAAGCGGGCTAGAGCAATTGCCAACGAAAAGCCTTTGGCGAAAAAGAAACGGGCACAAGAAGACCCAGATGGTAGATGCTAATCTAAGAAAGACACAAGAGAAATGAAGTTCTTTGGTGTGGTAGGGTTTACCCTATTCTTAATTGCTTTTTTTAATCTAATGTCTGTTGTAATGGAAATGGCTCTGAGAGAGCCTGTTTACGCTTGCTCTGAAGTTACTAAACAAGACCCTATAAACGTGCAGAAGAAGTGTAGAAAGTGAGTAGCTGGCTCATCATAGTTACAGGGCTAATCTATGCTTACATAGCCATAGAACAAGCGTTTAAGGGCAATATGGGGCTTGCTTGTATGTATTCTGGGTACTGTTTTGCCAACTATGGCGCTTATCTGATTGCTACCAAATGAGCTTTACTATATACACGCATGATGGCATGAGAGTTATTCAATACTTCTTTAATATGGAAAGCCTTATTAAAGCAATGTTGGATAATCCCAACGACATCTACCACCGAAATATATAAGTTGTTGTATAATTGGTGCACCGCAACATAATATAGGAGATTGCAATGTTTTCATTTGAAGAGCAGTACAAGAAGTTTGAGCAGTTAAACGAGCGCACTAAGCAAGCCTACGAGTTTTGGCTTGAGACAGTAACCTCTACTTGGGAAGACCTGTTTAAACCTAAGAAGAAGTAATTTAACGGGGGGTATAACCCCCCTTTTTTGTTTCTCAAAGTATACAAAATGTGTAATATATTGCACAAATTTAGTACGCAAGTTGCGTAGTTATATGTACACTTTTTGCGTTTTTTTATACATATAGTCATCAATATGTATACGTAATCAACATTTTTAATGTATCAACGTATATACAAAATATATACCTTTTGGCTACAATTCCAGCGGATCGAAGCCTAGTTCATCGCTGATAACCTTAGTTCGCCTACGGAACTCTGCATCGTGATGTGACCATTTATTGGTCTTCCAACGGCTCATATGCACGCATTCATGGCATAGCACCCGAATAACTGTTGCTAAATGACCACACTTTTTAGTTGAAATAGTGATGACGTGTTCAAACTGCTCCCCATCGTCATACAGATAAGTGCCCATTACCTCTGGGTCTTGGTCAACTATAAAGCTAATCTGCTCAGGCAAAGGCATATCCCAACGATCAAACGGCTTCATGCAGTAGATCGCTGAATAGAGATTGCGAAGTATTGACGAAGTAAGCTTCATGTTTAAACCTTGTTGATGCAGCCACGAAATTCAAATTCATCTTCACCGCAGACTTGTATTAGCTCTGGAAGCATTAGTCTGCCCCGTTCAAACGATAGCAGGGCAAAGCCTGAGCGCCAATCTTTTGGTCCGTCTTCCGTGTAATGGATGAATTGTTCCGCATTAGGGTCAGCCAATGTTCCAGTCTGAATGCCATATCTCGTTCCATTATAGTCACTCAGCGGATGCACGGTGAGCTGGTGCGTGTGCCCAGTTACTATATTGACCCCGCTGTTTAAACTGTTTGAACGACCAGCAGACCAACCGCCTTTCCAGCGATGCTTAATGCACGTATCCTCGTTTATCCAGTATGACCAACATGGTTTCCAATGCGGGAAATGGTCTTTAAGGGTAAACCCTGATACACCTTCATACTGTGGTGCTTGGGCGGCTAGGAACGTTTCAAAGCGGGCATCATGGTTACCCATCGTCCATATGAGTTCAGAGCCTATAGAGGCTTTTTGGATGTTCTCCATGAAGTCTTGACAGGCTTCTAGCTCTTCCTTGACTGTGGGACTGTGTGTCCAGCCAATCCTTGGATGCCTACTGTTTTGACTGCCGTCAAAAATATCCCCATTGGCAATTACCACTTTAGGGCGGAACTCTTTAATAATCATTAGTAAAGCTTTGTAGGCGGTAGTGTATTGGTCGGGCCAAAAATGAGCGTCTGAGAACACGACTACTCTGCCTTTTTCCATCTCTATGCCACGTCTAGCGTTGCCTATGACTTGTTCTAATTTTTTAAGCGGGGAGACCCTATTATCGTCTAGGGTCGGTAACTCAATCTTTAATCTATTTTCAATAGACCGCCTTCTGTTGTATACAGAGCGGACATCCATTCGATGTTCTGCCGCAAATCTCTGCGGACTACCTATTTTTAACCACGACTCTATAAACTGGTCGTCCGTAAGGAAATATTTTGTCACAAGAAGCCTCCGTAAATTATTGAATTAAAACAATAAATCACGTACATCATATATCTATATTGTGACAAATGCGAATCATTTATCAAATACCTAGAGTATTTGCTAACTTGACACCTTGCTCTGCTACCCGATTGTATTGGGCGGTCAATTTATTAACCATTTCCCTACGCTCATCAGGCGAGATATTTTGGTTATTATTAGTGGCTTCAATTGCCTTGCGGATAGCGGTCATGGATGTAGCCACTCTACGTAAGGCGGGAGCAGATGCCATCAGCTTGCGCTTGTCTTCATCTTGCATTAGGTCTACTGCCTGTTGACCCAAGCCAGTTTTAGTCATTGTGCTGAACTCTTGGGCTACTTGGTTGGCGGTCTGCTCTATCTGATAAAAGTCGGCAACGGCTTTATTAGAGTTAGGATCGGTTAAGAATGCCTTGAAAAATGGTTGTTTAGCCAAATTCTTGGAGGTAGGCTCTTTGCCTTGTACTGTAGTCACAAGCTGATCAGCCAAAGTAAATGTAAATGTACCAGCCTCTGCAAGGTAGCCTTGCATCAGAGCATCAATCTTAGCGGGAGATAGACCTATTGCACCTAAACCAGCTTGACTGAGGAGCTTGGCAGTTTCGCTTGCGTTTCTACCACGCATCTCAATTGGTAGTCTGCTTTCGCCAATACTTTCAATTGGATTACCAGTAAAGAATGAGTAGTTAGTGATGACTTCCAAAGCTGGTTTAACGGCTTGCGGTACAGGCACTCCACCAGTAGGTAAGTTATGCAAGAAGCCATCTTTATAAGACTTGAGCATCTCTTTGCCTGTTGAATTGCCAGCCAAACCACGTATAGCCACCTCTGGCAATGTCTTGAAGAGGAATCCAACCTCGTATGGCACGGCTACTTTAATAAAGCCTTCGCCTAATGGGTTCTTAATCAGCCAGTTATTGTCTTTAATATAGTCAGGTAACTTCTTGTACTCGTCATCGTCTTGCATCAACATAGCGTAAGCGATGCTGCTGCCAAGCATTAACGCAGCACGTTGTTTAAACAGCTTCTGTGCCGCAGCCTTCTCTGCTGGTGGCAAGTTGTAACCTGTAGCTGCACGGTATACAGTATCCAAAGAAGTGATGGACGCAGATAGGAAAGGAATCATCTGGCGCATAGCGTTTAAACTCTTTGAGTTGCCATGAATCATAAAGTTAATTGACTCACGTGCCTTCATAACAGCGAAGTTGACAGCCTGTTCTTCGGTCATACCCTTGTTTAAACCAGCTTCTTTCTCTTTCTTAAAAATAGCTACACGAGTAGATGCATCAGATGCTTCGTGGATTTGCATTAACTTATGGAAGAGTTTGTTTAAATTGCCTTTAGGCAATTGCTCTTTACCAGTTTGCTCAAGATAAGAATGTAAGTCTAGGGTGCTATCGTACTGTCCAATAACTCCACGTTCAGCCAAAATACGAGCCTCTGGCGAGTTGTTAGCAAGGACATTGATAAACTCTTTAGCAGAGTGGAATGGGGTTGTAATACCGCTATTAGCCACCAAAGCCGCATGGATTGGATCACGAATAAGCTGACGTATCCAGAATATTGGGTTGATCAAAGCACCCGCACGGAGGATGTTAGTAGCTCCACCAAAGAACTTAAGCAATGGGCTTAATTCATAATGATGTGTCTCAAAAGCGGCTAAGTCTACAGGGTTATCCACTATGACATGAACCACGCCCTTGCTATCTGCCAATGGGTTGGTTGGGTCTTTGTAACGTAGATTAATGCCCTCAGTTAAAGGAGCGCCAACTAACTTACCATTCTTCATTCTTGAAGGAATACTAGCCGCATCAGCACCCATCAATTGCTCTACCGCAAGCTTACGTACTTGGTTTTGATAAGCACCCGCTAACATAGATGCGTACTGTTTATCGATGTTTTCCCAAATGTTGCGCTCTAAATCAGAAGAGCCTTTGAGTTTATGAATCTTGGGAGTGGACTTCAAACCAGCGGCAGTATAGCCTAATTGGTTTTCCATCATCTCCTCTAGGTCTGCGTTAGAAGCCGCTAAAGATACGTAGTACTTCTTAGAGCGGTACTCATCAGCTTGTTTCTGGTCTAAGAGACCCACCTCTTCCCAAAGATTTAACAAGCCAGTATTGACGTTCTTCCAGATGTCAAAGATTTGCTCTAGCTCAGGGACATTTTTAAGTTGTTGTTCTGCCCACGCAATCTGCTCAGGCTTGATTTGCTTTTCTCTGTTTACGTGGTTCTTAACATTCTTCTGTGTTTTGTTAAAAGCCCTGTCCTCTGCCATAATTTCTTTACCACGAAGGGCACGGGCAACCTCAGCCACATAGCCTCTACCGCTTAAATCAGAATCTTTGACATACTGGTTGTCGTTTAAACGGTCTGCTATTGCCTGGCTGTTGGCTAGGTTGTTTACGTCATCTCTTTGGATGATGACAGTTCCATCAGAATTAATGATGGGAATTCCCGTTTGCAAACCATTACGGATAATGTTGATGGTTTGAGCTTTGCCTCTAGCCAGCAAATCAGCACGTAGAACACCATTTGCATCGTAGCTTGGACTATCTTTGAGGCTTCTTGCTAGTCCCGAATTGGGATCAATAAACGCTATGCGGGCTTTAATCCGTCTTTCTGGATCTTTAAAGAAGTCTACAACGTTAGTGATGGTATCGGTTAAACGCTTACCAGCAGACTCATTTGGTAAAAGGGTTGTAAACGTGCCTTGTGGAGGGGCATTAGTTGCTACAGATAACTTCTTCTTAACACCTAATGTGCCAGTTTTACGTGCTTGACCTTTAGCCATTTCTTCAATTTGATTTGGCGTAATAGCTTTAGCTTGTTTAAACGCTTTAGGTACTTCGGACTGGACAATGTCGCCCTCTTCGTTAGCACGTACAGAAATGCCTTGCACCTTCAAGCCAGTTTCTTCTACTGGTGGCTGGATGTTTCTACCACTCCACTTAGGGTTGCCATATCTACGTTGTACGTTTGGATTACTGTACATAGTAGTAACACCGTAGAAACCGTTCATTGGGGTTACAACCATTGCATCATCAGACTGTGAGTCGTACAAGATGAATGCTGATCCGTCTGCATACACACGATTAAAACGTTTAGACAGGCTTTCAATGTGGAGGATGGTGTCTTCTAGGGCTTCTTTAGTAACCGCTACTGGACGATGAGCCACGTCTGTTAAGGCACGCTCAAGGATGTGTTTAGCACCGTAGGCTTTACCTTTTTCATTGCCTCTAGTTCCAATCTGAAGGCGGATAGGACGTTTAGGGAACGGTGAGTTGGTAGGCATAAACCCTAAGTTACCTAGAGCGTTAGGATTCTTATTAGAGGTTAGGAATGTGTCTGGCGCTATGCTATTTAAGGCAAGCGAGAAACGGATGTCTTTAGACTCTGTTGGCGCTTGATTGGTAAACGACTTAATCTGGCTAGAATCATAGACCGCAAGGTTTTTATTACCGCCCTCGCTTACATAGAATGCATCAAACCCAGCACGTTTAACTGCCGATTGAAACTGTGGGGACTCAATAGTGTTCCAAGACCCCTCGCTAATAATTCTTTTTAGTCTGTCTGGATTATAAGAAGCCCTTTGCAAAATAGGTTGCATTTCTTCAGGAGTAACAACCTTTAAGACTTTTTCAATATCTTTAATATTTTGATAGTCAAAAGGATTGTTTGCTTTTACAAATACAGGAAGAAGGTTTTTTGCTCCAGACTTATCCCGATTAACGTAATCTAGTAAGTCAGAATATCCGCCATCGTAATAAAAATCTTTTGATAGCTTTTCACCTTTTTTAAGCTTCCTAATATCCTTTGCTATAGAGTCGGTGTCTCTGCCGTCTTCTTCTAATAGCTTTCTTACGTCTTGTAGTTGATTGACTTGTTCTTCTGGAGTTGCAGCCTCAAAAGCATCTCGCTCCATATAGTTTTTACTTAAATTGGCAAAGTCTCCAGCAAAACTAGGGTTGTCTGTTAAGAATATAGCTCCAGCTTGTTTAGGCTTGAACTCTGTAATGTCTTGTGCGGTTCCGTGGTAATAGACTTTAGCGTTACCATCAGAGTTGACAATCTTACTTTTGCCAAACCACCTTTTAAACTCTTTGGTGTCTGGTGCGGTTAAGCTGAATCTTGGCTCTGCTCCTGATTCTCTAACGGTGTTTCTGAGATCAGAGATGAAGGATTCACCGAGATTGTCAAGCTGTTGTCGTAGATTGGGTCTTTCTCGTCTGCTATCTTGAAGCCGAGTGATAATCCTAGCTCCACTAGGTTCGTCTTTCCAGTCATGGTATGGATACTCCGATTGCGCCCCAAACATTTCTTGGGACTCTATTGGTGAAACCTTGCTAAGTTCTTCTTGGATCTCAGCAAGACCTTTCATAAAATCTTCATCTGAAGTGAGGAACGGGTTACCGTCTTCACCACGATAGTTAATTGTAACTAATTCAGTATTGTTTATCTTGGTAAAGCCAGCCTCTTCACCTAAACGTTTTTGCAGAATTGCCAACATCTTCTTCTGTTGGGTTGGGGTAATGTCTGCGGTATCAAATTTAATCTTGTGACCAAGCTGGTTTGAGCCTAGCAACTTAGGGTCAGCACGGTATAACGGTGTTGCATCCTGTTTAAACACATAGGACATGGCATTTGCTAAATCCAACGCATCTCTTTGAGCTTCCTCTGGGTTGTCGTTAATAACCTTAACAATTAAGTTGGGGTTAACTTTAGATGCATATGCCCCAGACCCAACGGTAACCTTAACTTTACTGTTAATGCCAAGAGCATTGACAATGTTTGGAATAGCGTCTGAGCTGGCAATCTGCTTGGTAATTTTTTCTTTAAACTTAAAAGCCATCTCTTCCGCTTGACCCATTGGAGTTTGTACAGATGGAATGATTTCTCCAGTAATATTTTGCGTGCGAGATTTAATGCTAGGAGATGGTTCTTTCAAAGCTTCTGTAATAGGCAAAGATTTAGTTTTAGCTTTTATTTGGTGGGAGTAATCTCCAACGGCTTTTTCAAAAGTTAATTCTCTTAATTCTTTGTCAGAAAGACTTTTTTTCCATCCCTTTTTGCGATACAAGTCAAACATAGATTTAGCTTTTTGCGTAACCCATGATGCCGCTTGCACTTGTCTTGGGATCATTCCTGATTTGTTGGCAAGCAAACGAACCATGTTTTCAGCCAACTCATACTGGGCATCAGTAGGAACATCTTTACCAAAGATCATACGGGTCATATGTAGGTCAATAGTTGAGCGACCAGTATCCTTGCCCTCCATTGCTTCCATAAGATTAGAATAGAAAGTGTTAGTCTTTCTACCACCCCAATCTTCGCCAAAATTTAAAAGTGCATCTACCTTTTTGTTTTCGTTTTCTGTGCCAACTTTGATTGGTCTACCTTCGGCAAACTGAGTCCAACCATTTACTGCCTTGGTAAAGTTTGCGCTAACCTCGGTATTTGCTGAAGTAATGGCAATAATTTGAAAAAACTTTTCTGCAAGGATTGGATCGCCATTAAACGCATTTAGTACTGCTGCGGCTGATTTTTCATACCAATCTTTGCCTTTAATACCTTCAGCGGTGTACTGTTGTAATTTAGCAACAGCCTTTTTAACATCATCCAAAGTCTCGTCTGACTTCATTCCCGCAATACGAGTTCCAACTTTTTTAACTAAGTCTTGAATTTCGCTGTCAAGGAACTGAACTTGCTCAACTTTTGTAGAGTCGGCTAGTGAGTATTTAAAGTCTTTCTTTGAACCAAACTTAGCGTTTTTAGCCAGCACGAGCGGACCAATCTGAATCACTTCATCGGCACTCAATATTGGTTGCGTTGTTTTGCGGTCATAGAAATAGCTATGACGCTCTGGATCCATACCTACCTGTGTCCATGCGGGGTCGTTTAAGGCAGCTTGTGCTTTTGCAACAGCCGTCTTTTCGTTTGACTTCTTCCAATTGCCCTTGATTGTGGCAATAGTTCCTTTTGGTTTACCGCCAGCAATGCTTGATGCGGCTTTCTCAGACATACCAAAAGTGGCATCAGTTAACTCTGCAATGCTTTCATGACCAATCTTTTTACCAGCACCAAAGCCAGAGGCTTGCTCATGCACGGTTGGTACCCACACCCCTTTGCGGGTATAGGCTGGAATATCTAGTCTTAAGCCAACTGGATGACCTGTTTTTAGTTTTTTGGCAGGTATACCATAGGTTTCTTTGTCTTCAATAGCATCTACGGCTTCCGCTTTGGTAGCGGGAGTAGGCACAAAGTCATAAGGAATAATAGGCTTATATCTATTAACTAACTTATCGTACTGAGCACCAGTCATTTTGCCAGCATCCATCTTTGCCATAGCTTCTTGCAGTTCTGGAATACGTTCAGCAACTTGTTTAAAATTCATGTCCAGTCTGCGGGTATCAGGCTGAGAGAATCGGGCGGGATTAAGAACTTCTTTGGAAGAGGCTACTTGATCTCTTGTGCCCGACTCAATACTTCTAAAGATACTGTCTGCGCTTTGGAAACCAGCACCAGTAAAGCCATTACGAAGGGCTTCAAACATTAGCTTGAGCTTCTCATAGATAGCCCCAATCATGCCCTCTGGAGCGCCATTCTTGTCAAAGTATCTAAAGGCTTCGGCAATAGCTTCTTCTTGAATATAGCTGTCAAAACCAGCCAAAGTCTTGTTGTCTTTCTGGTAGATCTTCTTGTAATCTTCGTATTTGTTAGCTTTTTTAATAAAAGTGTCGAGCCACTCGCCTTTAGCCTTGTTAGTTAAAGCTGACCATTCATTGTCTTGGAAACCGCCTAATTCTCTTAACGCATGAATAGACTCATGGCGCATAGACCCCATCGGGTTAGGCATATCTAGGGCTACGTGGATCAACTGATTAGCCCACATACCATCGGCTCTACCGTTTTCGATAGAATCCATGACCTTTAGACCTACATTTTCCAAGCCAAAACGTTTCATTTCGGGCAGTAGCATTGCCGCAATTGCAGGGGCACTTTGACGGACTTCATCATTGTAGATATTAGGGTCAGATTGCTTGGCTAGTTCCTCTGGTTCCTGTGCTTTTGTAGGTTCCAAAATGGGCTTAGGAGGCGCTGCTTGACCACGGCTAATAGCTCCGATAGGGGCGGCTACTAAAGCGCCTGTAAGGGCATCTCTAGCACCAGATCCAATGACTCCTTGCATAGGATCTACATCAAATCCTTCTCTAGCCAAAGCTAAATTGGT